TTAGACGCTTCATGTTCATTTAATACTGTAACCGCTTCTATAGATGGCGATAATCCAAGAAAATTATTTTTATCACTTAGTGGTTCCTGTGCTCCAAATGCTGTAAGAAATAAGCATGAATATTGGTATATGCGTTCATCTGAATTATATGCTGATGAAAATTATTTTTGTAGAATAGATAGAAACGAATTCAATTACTCTAATAATTATACGTATGTGAGTGGTTCTTTTTGGAAAGTGTATTACGATAAATTAAACAACACAACTAAAACCTACATAACTTCAATAGGATTGTATAATAATAGACATGAATTATTAGCAATAGGTAAATTTTCAAGACCATTCTTAAAAGATAGTAGTCAAGAATATGTAATAAATGTCAAACTTAGGATTACATAATAAATGAAAAATGGTGGTATAAATATATTCTTTAAACGTCTTAGGAATGGTGACTATAATATACGCCCATTTATAGCAAACAAAACTTGGAAGATAGATTTTAACTTAGTTGATACAGGTGCATCAGCCGAAAGTTTTGATGTAATTTGGAAAACTGCTAACATAAAATGGATTGACATGATAAAGAGGTGGATGCAACAATTGGCAACAAATTATGTTTCAATAGTAGCTCAATCCGCTAATTATGTTGAGGACGCTCCTGTAATAAACGCTTATAGATTCCTATATCCTGAAAACGATAAATATTTTGGGAATGTTATGAATATATCTTCATCGTTATATTCAAACCCATATACATATCAAAAGATAGACCCTAGATTGCTTTGGTATTATTTAGACCATAATTTCTATAAAGACTATTATACAGATAAAATTTCCTCAACAGCTTTAGACGAAAACTTATCAAATGTATTATCAGATACAGGGTCTCTACTAATTTTACCAAGAAGGTTATTTGGTGAGGGAGTTAAAGAAAATACTTTCTCGGTAAAAGTAAACAGTTCAATTCCAAATATGAGCTACACAATACAAGATGATGGAAACGGAAATCTTATAGATACAACGTTTGATACATCTACTTTAGTAGATTATAGATACGAACTATTATCGGTTGGATTTAATGAAAAGTATAGAGAATATAATTTCATAAATAAAAAAATGCCTTATGTAATAGATTCATCTAATAATTTAAATGAAGTAACAGTATCAAATCCAAAATTAGTATCTTACGGACCTGGAATACCAACAACGGATACAGCGGTTCCTACAGGAGTATGTGCAAAGTTTAACGGTGCTCATTTAGAGGTTAAAAAGCACGAGTTGTTTAATTTTGATAATAATATGGATTTTTCTTTTAGTTTTTGGTTAAATATACCCCCAACACAGTCTATAGAAACTACAAATAAAAATCCAATTTTTAATAAAAGATCAATAACAAATAAAGATTTTTATTCAAGTCAAAATGGAACACAGGTAGTAAAAGTAAATACAACATCTGGTCATTTTCCGTTTGATATATCTATAACAAATAGAACTGACAATTCTCCACACTCAATACAATTTGCTCAAAGTTCAGATGTAGAACTAATAAATTTAGCAGCAACACCAATACAGCCAAATACTTGGAATCATGTAGTTTGTCAAAAAACAGGTAGTATGTATGAAATTTGGTTGAATGGACAACTGAATGTGACTCAATCATATTCTATGATGAACAATGTTCAAAACAATAATTTTTTCTGTATAGGTGGGTTTGGTGAAAATGAAAACTATTTATCGGGGTCATTGGATGAAATCAAAGTCTATAGAAAAGCTCTAAATTCAACAGAAATATATTATCTCAATCACAATAGCGTTTATACTGGTTCGGCATATCAAACAGCTAAAATAGGAACTATAATGTACGACCAAGGCATAGCTGTGATTTCAGACTTTAGACCTAAATATAAAAATGCGTTTTTAGGTAAAACTGGTCGATTTGATTACGAAGATGGAGCAGACGGATTCGATGGTGAATTTAAAACATCAACTACTCTTTATGAACATGAAATTGTTTGTAGAATACCTAAAACAGAATTAAATTCAACACAAAATCCTTCTACATATACAAAATATAACAATTCACTTAAACCAAAGTCAGTAATGTCAAATACAAACTTTAGACCGTATTTTACAACGATAGGATTATATGACGAAGATGATCAATTATTGGCTGTTGCAAAATTATCTAATCCCATAAAGAAAAGAAAAGATATAGATTTAAATATTATAATAAGGTTTGACATGTAATGAATAGAAATAAAGTTGCAATTAAACATGGTTTCCGAAGTGGATTAGAAGACAATATAAACGAAGTACTTAAAAAATCCAAAAAAACATATGGTTATGAGACAGAAAAAATATCCTACATACAACCGCAAACTAAACACAATTATACTCCAGACTTCATATTAATTAAAAAGGATGGCAATAAATTATTTATAGAATCGAAAGGGCGTTGGGTTAAAACGGATAGAGCTAAATTTGATTTAATATTTGATCAATATCCTACCATAGATATTCGTTTTGTCTTTCAAAATCCAAATGCAAAATTATACAAAGGTAGTAAAACTACTTACGCACAATACTGTGATAAAAAGGGATGGATTTGGGCTAAAAAAGAAATACCCAAAGAGTGGTTAAATGAGTGTATTTAATTAAAAAAGTGCTTGTAATTTTCATAAAAAAATCGTATATTATAATAAGTTTTATATTAGATAAAGTGTATTTATGGTAAATTACGATTTACTCGTATTGTTAGAACGTGTTTTGGGAAAAGGCAGAAAAACATCAGGAAATAATTATGCCTTTTTTTCTCCGTTTGTAGACCATTATAAACCAAAGTTAGAGATAGACTTAACTACTAATAACAAAGGTACTAACCCGTGGCATTGTTGGGTTAGTAATGTTAAAGGCAGAGATATTAAAGGTTTATTTAAAAGATTAAAAAAAGTAAATAAGCAAGACTATGAAACTTTGTATAAGATAATTGGAACACGAAAGTTATATGTTAAAGATGATAGTGAACAAACTGAGCAAGTTTTAGTATTACCACCTGAATACATAAAACTATCTGATTATTCTAAAATAAAGGATAGACTGCTTAAAAAAGAATTAGCACACGCGATAACTTATTTAAAAAATAGGGGACTAAGTAAAATAGATCTTTTACGTTATGATATAGGGTACTGCTCGAGTGGAAAATATTCAGGTAGAGTAGTTATACCATCTTTTGATGAAAATTATGAATTAAATTATTTCGTCACGAGAACTATATTTGATGATGATATTTATAAACATAAAAATCCAAAAGTTAGTAAAGATATAATTGGGTTTGAATCCTTTATAAATTGGAATCAGCCGATAACTTTAGTTGAAGGCGCTTTCGATGCAATAACTGCCAGATTTAATGCAATTCCACTTTTTGGTAAAATATTACCAAATGTTTTGAAAGAAAAAATTATATTAAGAAGACCCCCAAAAGTTATAGTAGCTTTAGATTCGGATGCAAGAGTAAATGCATCACAAATTGCTAAATATCTATTATCCGAAGGAATAAATGTATCTATAGTTAATTTAGATAAAAAAGATGTTAATGAAATGGGATTTGATAATTTTTTAAATGCAAAGTTAGAATCAAATTCTATGGACTCATACGATATTATTAAATATAAGGTTTTATATGGTTAAGGAAATATTACATACCAACAAAATTTCAAAAGTAGAAAAGATTTTACATATAGCAGATGTTCATGTACGTAATTTCAAAAGACATGAAGAATATAGGGGGGTTTTTGAAAAATTATATGAGTATTGTAGGGAAAGAATAAAAGAAAATCCAAATACTATACTTTATTTGGCAGGGGATATTGTACACGCAAAAACAGATATGAGTCCTGAATTGATAGATGTTGTAACTGAGTTTTTAGACACACTATCAAAAATAGCTCCAACTATATTAATAGCTGGAAATCATGACTGTAATTTAAACAATACAAATAGAATGGATGCATTATCACCAATAGTATCATTTATAGACGGTGATTTTAATAATCTGTTCTATCTAAAAGAAACTGGGATATACACACTTGCTAATATTGATTTTGTTTTAAATTCCGTGTATGAAGATCCTGAGAATTTTATTTTATCTAAAGACGTTGTTAGTGATAGAACTAAAATAGTTCTATTTCATGGTGCGGTGGATATGGCCTCAACTGATATGGGCATGACTATGCACAATAAAAATATAACATTAGAAAAATTCAAAGGATTTGATTATGGCATGTTTGGGGATATACATAAATTTCAATATTTAGATCCTAAATGTAAATTTGCTTATGCTGGATCATTAATTCAACAAAATTTTGGCGAAGGATTGGTTCATGGTATAATCGAATGGGATATAGAAAATGGAAAATCTAAATTTGTAAGAATACAAAATGATTGGTCGTATCATACCGTAGAAGTAAATGATGGCGTAGTAGCATCATATCCAACCGAATACTCAAAAATAAACTGTATACGATTAAAAACAAGTAACACATCTAATTCGGACATTTTTAATATAATAACAGAATTAAAATCTAAAGCGAATATTGAAGATGTTAGAGTCCAAAGAGTTAGTAATAAATTAACATCTCAACTTCAAACTAAGTCAAACCCCATAAGTGATATACGAGATGTAGAACAACAAAATAAATTAATAACAGACTTTATAAAAAGTAGATATAATGTAACGGATGATATATTACAAAAAATATCTTCTATTAACAGATTGATAAATACAAAATTATCTGAATCAGATATAGTAAGAAATTTAGTATGGCAACCAGTCAAATTTGAATTTGATAATATGTTTTCATACGGCGAAGGTAACACTATAGATTTTAATGATATGGACGGAGTTTATGGTCTTTTTGCTCCAAATGCTAGTGGAAAATCCTCCGTTTTAGATGCAGTCATGTTTTGTATATTCGATAAATGTTCAAGAACATATAAGGCATCCCAAGTACTTAACAATCAAAAAGAAACCTTTAGATGTAAATTAGAATTGCTTTTAGCAGGCAAAACTTATTTCATTGAGAGAGTTGGTGTTAAAGACAAAAAAGGAAATGTAAAAGTAAATGTAGATTTTTGGTCTGAAGATGATAATGGAAGAACTGTATTAAATGGTCAAGACAGAGATTCTACTAACTTTGTTATAAGAAAGTATTTGGGTACTTACGATGATTTTATTATAACTGTAATGTCATTACAAGGTAATAACACAAATTTTGTAGATAAAGCTCAAAAAGATAGAAAAGACTTGTTAGCACAATTTTTGGATTTGGATTTATTTGAAGAATTAAATGCAATCGCATCATCCGATGTTAAAGAAGTTCAAACACTGATAAAAGAATTTAGTAAAAATGATTACTCATCAAAAATAGCAGATTCAAAAGTAAAATTTAAAGATTATACACAAAAATTGGATGAGATATACGACTCTAAAACAACAACTAATGAATCTATAGAAAAAATTAATTCTTTACTAATAGAATTAGGTAAAAAAATTGTTGATGTTGATGTTGATTTCTCTTTAAATTCAATTGATAATTTAGAAACTGATTTAAAATTTGAATCTGATAAATTATCAAAATTAGAAAAGGAAAGAGATTCTATTGTTGACGAATTAAGTTCTGCAAATTCAATGTTTTTAAAATATACAAAAATTGTAGAAAATTTCGATAA